GATTGTCCCTGTCGATGCCGTGCGGCGCGTGATCGAGATCGGCGAGCAATTCCTCGGCGCGCTCGATCAGCGCGTCGTCGCCTTCCCCGCTGGCGCTCTCGGCCTTCTCGCCGCCCTTCTTGTCAGCCGGCGCCTTCTTGCTGCCGGCGGCCTTCTTGCCGCCTTGGCCCTCGGCCTGGGGCTGCGTCTCGGCCTGCGCGGTGGCATCCCCGCTCCCGGCGGCCTCGTCGTTGGCGATCTCGCCCGTCTCAACGTCAACGATGTCGTCGACCGGGCCGGCCAGCGCATCGAGCCTCGCGCCGATCCCGCGTTTAGCGCGCTCCTCGGGCGCCGCCGCGTCGCTGGCGCCCGTCATGTCGTAGAGATCATCATCGCGGCGGAGCAGATCGTCGATGTCGGTGGACATCGGCAGCACCTTCGAGTGGCGCCGGGCCACCGTCTTCTTCGCCATCTCGTCGAAGTCGCTGTGCCAGGGCGTGGAGGCGATCTTCTTCGCCTTGAAGGCTTTCCAGCCGTCCGTGCGGTCGCGAATGCGCTCGACGGCGGAAACCGACATCACGTCGCGGGACTTCTCGCCGCTCTTCAGCGTCGCGATGCTGTAGACCGCGATCAGCTTGCCCGGATTGTCGAGCGCCGGCTTGTGCTTGATGAAGGGTTCGTCGCCGAGCGCGAAGTCGAACTCGTCCTTTTCGTAGACCGCCTGCACGTCCCACGTCGCGATCTCGCCGCTGTTGCGGACCTTCTTCCGAATGCCGGCGATCATCGGCTGCCACGTCACGGAGAAGCCGCCGCCCTTCTTCGGGCGAAGGACGAGCGCCCCTTCCCGACCATCGGGAAGGAGGCCGTCCTGTGCCGCCTTCACGCAGGCGTTGAAAAGCTCGCGAGGCGGGGCATCCAGCAGCCGAAGATTGTTCTGGACTGCCGTCAGGGCGACGCGCTCGAAGCGAGCGACCGGGATGTGGGCCGGAAGGGCCGCGTGAAACTGCGCGCGCCTCTTGTCGACCGTGTCCATGAAGTTCTGAAGCGCAACCGCGCGATTATTTCCGCTGCTCGCCACTTGATATGCCTCCTCGCAGGATGAAGGCCGTCCGCGCCCACCGCAGGCGCGGATCGGCTATCGAAAAGTCGCTGTCACATCGTCGTAGACTTCGAGGCCCGGCATCTGCTCGGTGCCCTTGCTCACGCGCAGCCAGGCGTTGGCCGCCTTCTGGATCGCCTCGCGGTCGATGTACGGACCGAGCGGCCCGAGATTGAGCTTCGCGATATCGACGATCCGAACCTTCTGAACGGACTTCGCGCCGGCAATGGTCCCGGAGGCGCCGCGCCGGCGGGTCAATTCAGCCGCGCTCGCCAAGGCCTCCGCCTCGGCCCCTTCAGCGCGGGCCGCCGCTGCCTCGGCGCGCCCCTCGTGGCGACCGGCGGCGGAAGCCTTCCCGGCCTCTTCAGCTTCCGCCGCCTTCCGCCGCGCTTCGGCCTCCCTCTCGCGTTCCTTTCTCGCCAGTTCCTCGGCCGCCCGCCGGGCCTCCTCCGCCTTCGCGCGCTGATAGGCGGTCGCGCGCTCGCCGAGCGTCGATGCGATCCGGTCCAGCCGCTCCGTCATCGTCTTGAAGAAGGCGTCGATCTCGCGCCCGGCGGTGAGGTGCGGCTCCTTCTCGGTAGTGCGCGAGTTATCCGCGCGCTTCGCCAGCGCCTTCACGTCCTTGACGATGACGCCAACCGCATCGAGGTCGTCGTCGTTCGCGACCTTCTTCGGCGCGCCATTGGCGCGCGCCGCGATGGCGTCGACCTCGGCAGCGAGCGTCGCGTAATTCTCGGCGAGGATCTCCTTCAGCGGGGGCGGCTGATTGTGCCCCTTGGGGGCGGGTGCCTGGGCGGTCGGCAAGGGGGCCTCCTTATGCCAGTTGCTTGATGTTGAGACGGCGGTACTCGGTCGGATCGACGTAGAAGCCGGGCCGCTGAATGAGGGGCCGCTTGATCGACCAGCCGGGAATGAACCCGCGCTCGTGATCGCCAAGCTTGGCGATGATCTCGGTCTCGATCTCCGCGATGCGGGCTTCGTCGGCCTTGACGCGGGCTTTCGCCTCGGCGCGCTCGGCGAGGATGACGGGAAGATGGTTGTCGCCTGAGAGGTCGATCTCGCGGCCGTTGTCGCTGGCATAGATGCCGGCGAGCAGCGAGCCGTCGCGCCCGTAATCGGGCGTCGGCGGATTGTCCTCCGCGATGCTTTTCCAGAAGCTCGCGATCTCGGTCCGCAGCCGCGCGATCAAGCCGGCGTGGATCGGAACCTCGATGGCGTGCATTTCGAGGCCGAAGCCGACGACCATCGCGGCCACGCACGCCCAGGCGGCGCCGGCAAGATGCGCCTCCTGAATGGTCTGGACGGCGATGTAAAGCGGCGCTTCGACCTCGCCGGTCTCGTCAAACCAATTCTTGCGGAAGACCGACTTCTCGACCGACTTGACCTGCACCACGCCGAAGCCGGGCCGCTTGGGATCGATGGCGTAGGCGTCGGGGGTTGCGCCCATGCGGGCCGCAGCGTCGCGGAGATAGACGTTCGGCCGCTCGATGCGCCAAGTCGGCTTGTCGATGGCGAGAAGATCGAGCGCGGGCGCTTCGAGGACGCGCCCTCGGATCATGGCGGCAGTCTCTTCCGCGTCTTCGGCAACGCGGCCGGCCTTTTCCTGCCAGAGGGCGAAGCGGCTCTTGTAGGGATGGATGCCGAGGAGCGCCGCTGAGACGCTCGCGGTCACGTCGCTGGCGCGGAGGCTAAGCCATTCGTCGCGCCGGGCGGCGGGGTCGATCTCGTAGCTTTCGACAATGGGAGCAGACGGGGCTCTGAGAGCGCGCATTCCGGTGGCCTCGGATGCAAGGGACTTCGAGAAGTTCGGGGGAATAGGGCGGCGCGCCGCACGCCGCCCTACCCATCAAAGCCGCCGGTCAGGCGGCGGCTTTGTCGAGCAGACCGCCGGCAATCCGCTCGAATTCGATGCGGTTGTCGGTGAAGGGGATGGTCTGCGCGACGCGCGTGATGCCCTGGGCAGCATCCCAAACGGTCCGCATCTGGCGGCCCTCGTGCTGCTCGACGCTCTCGTAGACTTCGAGCGCCCGCTTGCGGCTGAGGCCCCGGCCGGCGAGGAAGGCCAGCGCCTCGTCTTTCTCGCTGGCGACCTTCGCTGCCTTCGCCTTCTCGACCCCTTCAAGGAGGCGGGTCGTCGAGCCGTCCGCGAAGGACTGAAGCGCCGGCCGCGCCTCCTCGACGAAGCGCGCCGGGGCATACTTGCTGTGGCGCATGCAGACCTCCTGAAAGCCCTCGACGCCCCAAAGCATGCGGTTGCCGCAGACCGCCCGAAGGTAGAAGGCCGCGATCTTCAGCGAGCCGGTCCCGACTTCGGAATTCGTGACGTAGAAGCCCCGGAAGACGAGATCATCTTCGCCGCTCGGAAGCTTGCCGATGCTGATCGGATTGCGGTCATCGACGAGGAAAATGAAAACGTCGCGGTCGCTTGCGTAGAGCGTCGTCGTGTCGAGCGAGATCGGATGCTCGGGGTCGTAGACCATCGTGCGCCAGTCGAGGACGCCAGGCACTTTCCAGCGGGCATCACCGGTGCCGTTGCCCGCGATCTGCTGGACCGCCTGAACAACTTCGTGGTCGAAGATGCGGCCGTAATCGGGACCGGTGGCGGCGCGAAGATCGAGGCCGGCGCGGCCATAGAGCTTGATCGCCTCGCTCTCGCGGTTGTAGCGCATGCCATAGGCGAGCGCGTCGGCGACGATCTGCGAAGGAAGCTTGCGAAGATAGCCGGCGGGGGCATCGGCGAGCCCAGCAAGCTGACCGAAGCTCCAATGCGTCGGCGCGACCTCGCGGCCATCCGGCAGGCCGATGGTGAGGCGATGCGTGTCTTCGACCGACTTCGCTTCCGGGGCAATGAACTCGACGCGCTTCGTCTCGACGCGCTCCTCGAAGGTGGCGTCGCTGCGCGCCTTCACCGAGGCGAAAAGCTCGTTCAGCGAGAGAAAGCGCTCATCGCGCGGGCGGCTGATCCACTGGCTGGAAAGGTCCGAGCGGCTGTTGCCGGCGGCAAGATTGCCGACCTTGAAAGCGGTCGCGGTCGGCGGGGTGATGGCGTTCATGTGGCGGGTTCCCTTCATCGTCGCGGTTAATGCGCGATGAATTGTTGCCGCCAAATTTTTGGAAATGCAACCCCATTGCAATATTTTGCAAATGAGGTCAGGCTCGCGGCGTCCCCGCGCGGGTTAAGAGCTAACCAACTCAATTACCTTAGTAAGAAAAAGTATATGAGAGGGGACGGCCCCGAAGGGCCGTCCCCCTGAAGTATAGAATTTAGTGGATAGAGCCTAACTCTGTTCAGAGCTTGTTATGCGAGCATCATCGCGACGAAGATCGCGACCGCGATCACGCGCACCGAGCCGCCCGAGGCGGTCTTCGTGCTGGCGGATTTGCCCGACGACTTTTCCGGCTTCAGGACGATGGGTGCGATTTCTTCCGATTTGGAAGGCGCGCGAAGCTCGACGCGATTTGGCGAATGTTGGACTTCGCGGGCGCTGATTTCGACCCCGCGACCGTCGCGGGCGGTGTGCTCGACGACGATGATCTCGCCGTCCTTGAAGGTCTCGGCTCGGGCGCTGCTGCGGCTGGCGACGAGCACCATCCCGGACACAATGCCTCGCGCATCGAGCCCGCCGCCGACGACCTTGAAGACGACCTGATCCTCGGCCGGATGGCCAGGGATCGGCGGGATATTGGACCGCTCGTGGGGCGGCTTGGCTTCGCGCGGGCTCTTGAAGACGCCGGCCTCCACAGTCCCTACGATCAGCAGGCTTTTGCCTAGCTGCGCCGCTGCCGGCGGATCGCCGGGCACGCCGCTCGCGCCGGTCAGATATTCGAGCGAGCATTCGAGGGCTTCAGCGACCTTGGTCGGGCCGTCGCCTTTGAACGACTTCTTCCGGCCGATCATGAAGTCGTAGATGAAATGCGAGCCTTTGCCGGTCCGCTCTGCGGCTGTGAATTGATCGATCCCGAGCGCCGTCAGGCGCGCCTCGATCCGGTCTTTCCTGAACTGCATGGCCTTGGCGCTTTCCCTTTCGCCCCCTCAAGAGGCCGCCGCGCGGGCCGGAAACTATTGTCTCTTGGAAAAGTTAGCAATCGCGTTGACTTTTCCAATTGCATCGGTTGCATCTCTGATTAATGATTTGCAAATGCAACCAACGAGGACGGCCTTGCAAATGACGCCCGAATACGCCCCCGAACTCCCGCGCTTGAAGGAAAACCTTCGGCGCGTGATCGCCGCCTACTGCGCCTTCACCAAGCTGAAGGAAAGCTCGGCGCTCGTGAACGTGCTCGGCGCGGCAACGCCGCGCCTGATCCTCATCGATCCCGATGCCGACCTGCGGGCCGGCAAATACGACCAGTGGATGAAGCGGTTTTCGCGCGCCTGGCCGGCGGGGCTGGAATGGCCGGCGAGTGTTCCGCGTCCGCCGGTCGAGGCCGAAGCGGCGGTCGAGTAGCGCGTTCCGACCTGAGACTACCCCCCACGACGAGGAGATGCGGCACATGGCAAAGCGCGTGACGGCTAAGGATGCGAAGGCGGCGACCAACGGCTTCGACGGGGAAATTCTCAAAGAGTTCATCGAGAAGATCGAGGGGCATCGCGGCGAGATCGAAAGCTCCAAAGGGCAGCACATGAACCGGTGCCGCCAGATCAGGGAAAGCATTGAAATCGTCTTCGAGGAGGCGAAGGCCAAAGGCATCCCCAAGAAGATTTTGAAGGCCCACGTCGACCTTCGCCTCCTCGAAGCGAAGAAGGAGGCGGTCGTCGAGAAGCTGGACAACGACGAGGTCGATACCTTCAAGGCGTGCGCCGAAGCCCTCGGTGAGTTCGCCGCCCTTCCGCTTGGCGAGGCGGCCCTGAAGCACTAGGCGATCAGCGGGCGTCGCGCGGCGCTCCGGCGCTGCGCGCGCGCCTCGGAGGGGCATCATGGCAAATGCGAACGCCCGAGCGCCAATTCTGGCGCTCGACATCGCGACGCGCACTGGTTGGGCATATGGGCAGCCGGGGTCGCTGCCCCGCTCCGGCTCCGTCGCCTTCGCTCCGCCGGGATCGAACAACGGCGTTGTCGCTCGCGGCCTGATCCTGTGGCTCATAGACTTCCTCGCCGTCAGCCCGGTCTCGAAACTCTACTACGAGGTCCCGCTCGATCCGCGCTTCATGGGCAAGAAGACCAATTTCAACACCGCTCGCGTGCTGATCGGGCTTCCCCTTGTGGCGGAGGGCATCTGCGAAATGCGCGGCGTCTATCGCCGCCGCGAGGTCTCCGTTCAGGACGTGCGGCAGCACTTTCTCGGCGTGCGCCGGCCGCCGGACCCCAAAGCGGCCGTCATGGCGCGGTGCCGGCAATTGCGGTGGAACCCCGTCGACCACAACGCGGGCGACGCGCTCGCGCTTTGGGATTTCGCCTGCGCTGTCGAGGAGCCCGGCGCCGGGATCGCGACCACGCCGCTGTTCACCCCTCCGCCCGAGCCCGCGCCCGTCGAGGGCGAGCCCGAAGACATTCCGTTCTAGGGGCGCCGATGGATCAGCGCACCCCGATCATCACGCTCGCCGATCTCGCGACGCTCGACAGCGTCGAGGTCGTTGAGGGCTACCACGACGGCCGGGCGGGCTTTCCGTGCGGCGACAATCGCTCGCGCTCCTACTGGCACGGCTGGCGCAACGGACGTGCCGACGCGGGGCTTTCCGAGATCGACGCGGCGCAGCGCGCGCTTGTCCGCGAATTCCTCGCCGCGAAGATGCCGCCGGAGACCGGCCCTTGGGGGCGCGCATGAGCGCGCCTCGTCGCCAGCGCCATCTCTGGTCACCGGCTTATCGCAAGCCGCTGCGGACCGACCGCGTTTGTTTCAAGTGCGAGATCGTTCGGGTCACCCGGCACGAGCCGGGCGTCCTGCCTTGGGTGGAATTCGAGGTGAAGGGCGTCCGCGTCGACACCAAGGGGCGCACGCCCGAATGCCGGAGGGCCGAGCATTGACCGGAAGCCGCCTCGATCTCCCTTGGAATTTTCCGGCCGACTGGAACGCACCGAAGTTCGTGAGCGGCGAAATTCCAGTGCTTGCGATGGAGGAAGGCGAGCGGATCATCGCCAGCCAGAAGGCGCTTGTCCTCGGCAATATCCGGACCGTGCCCGATCTTCGAATGCTGAAGGCGGGCGTCGCCTGCTATCGCCTCGGCTATCTCTTCGAGAAGAACCGCGAGGCGATCCTTTCCGTCTTGAGCGGCGAAAGCCGTCCGCGCCGCAGCGCCGAGGAGGAGGTGATTTGAGCCGCCCCCGACATCGCCACGCGCTGCCGCGCCGGCCTTGGTACGGCCCGGACAAGCTGCGCGCCGCGTATCTCGCCGGCCAGGGCGCCAGCGCGGGCGAGATCGCGCGCGCGATTGGCGGGACGACGGGGCCGCGCGTGCGGGCGATGCTGCGCGTCCACGCTATTCCGTTGCTCCGTGAGAACAGCGGCGAGGACATCCTCTGTGTCCGCTGGAAAGTCGCTGATCGCGAGCGCCTGAACGCGACCGCCGACAAGCTCGACCGCGATCCCGGCGATCTCGCCGCGCTGATCGTCCGCAAGGTGCTCGCGGCCGATCCGTCTCTCCTCCGCGAATTGGTGCATGATCTCGATGTCGTCTGATCCGCAAAGCACGGCCGACTTCAACGCTTGGCGCGACGAGGCCGAGGCTGTCGACCTCGTTGCCCTTGTCCAAGGGCGCGGCGCCAAGCTCCGGCGCGTGGGTGGCGAGTGGGTGGGGCCTTGCCCCCGCTGCGGCGGAACGGACCGCTTCTCGATCAATCCCCGCGAGCGCGTATTCAATTGCCGGGGCTTCGGCGGCGGAAGCTACATCGATGCGGTGATGCACATCGACGACTGCGGCTTTCTCACAGCCTGCGAGACGATGACAGGCCGCCCGGCGCCGGGGAAGGAGAAGCGCCCGAAGAAAGCGGCGACGCCGAAGAAGGCGGCGCCAGAGCCGAAGCGCGAGGAACCGCCGCCTCCTGAAGAGGCCGTCCGCGAGACGCCGCCGCCCTCTGAGGACAGCGAGGGTCGGCGCTCGCGGAGATCCGCGCGTGCCGCTGCCGACCTCTTCGAGGCCGGCGCGCCCATCATCGGAACCCACGCCGCCGCGTACCTTCAGGGGCGCGGTCTTTCGGTCTCGCCTAGCTGGACGGGCGACCTTCGCTTCATGCAGCGTCTTGCCTATTGGGGGTATCCCGACGAGGAAGCGCAGGAGCAGATCGAGCTTGGCGAATTCCCCGCCATGCTCGCGGCGATCCGTAACGCGGCCGGCGAGATCATCGGCGTGCATCGGACGTATCTGGACGCGGCGGCGCCGCGCAAGCTCGTGCCGATTTGCCCTGGGCGAAATGGTGCGAAGAAAATTCTAGGAAAAGCGGGCGGGGGCCTGATCCGTTTGTCGCCTCCCGGCCCCGCGCTCATCGTGGGCGAGGGGATCGAGACCTCGCGCTCCGGCTACGAGCTTGGCATCGGTGGCGACGATCCCGCCGTGGCGGCGGCGATCTCGCTCGGCAATCTGTCCGGCGGCGCCACCGGGACGCTGCCTCATCCGCAGAAGAAGAAGCGGACGATCTACAACGGCGAGCCCGATCCGGACCGGCCCGGCGCGATCTTGCCCGATGGCGTCGAGGAGGTGTTCATCCTCGGCGACGGTGACAGCGACCGCCCGGCGACGCTCGCGCAGCTTCTCACGGCTGCGCGGCGGTGGCGCGAGAGCTTCCGCGTCTTTGTATCGATGGCGCCTGAAGGCCTCGATTGGAACGATGTGCTGCGCTCGCAGCAGGGGGCGGGGGAATGACGCAGGTTCCGGCAACCCTTTCGTTCGAGGAATTCGAGCGCCTGGCGCTCCCGGTCATCAAGCCCTTCCGGTCGCACTTCGGCGCGACTTGGTTCAACGAGGCCGGCCGCAAGCCGGCCCGCCGCGATTGGCTGGTGAAAGACCTCATTCTCGCACGATCGTTCGGCATCCTCTTCGGGCCGCCCGGCTGCGGGAAATCCTTTTTGCTCGCCGACCTGATGCTGAACGGCTCGGCCGCCGCGCTCGAAGCGCGCCGCGTCGAGGACAAAGAGTGGTTCGGCTATCGCCTGAACGGCTTCGGCGTCGTCTATCTCGTCGCCGAGGGCTCCGACGACTTCGTGATCCGCCTTCATGCTTGGCGGCTCAATCAGGGCCTTGATCCCGAGACGCCGCTGCCGTTCGTCTTCCTGCCGACTTCAGTCGACCTCGCATCGAGCGACGCGGACACGAAGCGGCTGACTGAGGAAGTGCGCGGCATCGACCTCCTGATGCGCGAGAAATGCGGCGTCGGCGTCGGGGCGGTGGTGATCGACACGGTGAGCCGCGCGCTTGCCGGCGGCAACGAGAACGACAGCGCGGTCATGGGCGGCTTCGTCCGCAATTGCGAGGCCATTCAGAAAGAGCTTCAGGTCGCGGTGGTCGGCGTGCATCACGGCGGGAAGGAGGTCGGGCGGGGACCGCGCGGCCACGAGGCGCTTCTCGGCGCCGCCGACTTCACTTGGGAGGTGACGCCTCGATCCAACGAGGAGCCCACCAACAAGTGGGTCGTGAGGAAGTTCAAGGCCGGCGCAGCCGGCGCCTCGCATCCGTTCGTGTTGAAGCCGATCACGGTCGATCACGACGACGATGCGGACCCGATCACTTCATGCGTCGTCGTCAATCGCGAGCAGCCGCTCGACGAGAATGGCGCCCGGCGCGAGCGCGGCTATCCCGCAAATCAGAGCGAGGTCGAATTCCTCCGCGTCTTGAGCGACGCCATCGGCGTGCACGGCGAGATGCCGCCGCAAGACCTGAAGTCGCCGAGCAACATCACGCTCGTGGTCGACGCCGAGAAGGTCCGGGCTCTCTTCCGCGAGCGTTATGCCAATACCGAGGAAGGCGACGAGGAAAAGGTGCTCGGGCGTCTGCGCCAGCGGTGGGGCCGGGCGACCAAATCCCTCATTAGAAATCGCGTCATCGGTTCGTCGGGGCACTGGATGTGGTTCGCCGGGAAGCGCGTGCGCGGCGTCAAGCTGCGTGGCGTCGAGGAGCGGGAGCCCGAAGTCGCCGCAAGCGACGATCTCGGCAAGGGGCAGCAGAACATGGAGGGCATTTGATGCGCGCCAATCGGCAAGAGGCGAGGCGGGCGGTCCGCGAGCATGCGGCCGGCGCCGATCTTCGGCGGCTTGCCCGCGAGACCGAGGGGCTGCCCGAGAACGCCATCGAGATCATCCGCGAGCGGCTTTCCCAGGCGGCGCGCCTGATCGAGCGCACGTCGGGCCGGACCGCGCCGAAGGAGTTCGGCAACGCCTGGCCGCCGGTCCTTCGCGAGTTCGCCGATCTGCTCGCGCAGGAGGAGCAGCAAGAGGGCGAGCGCGACCGCGACCACAATCGGATCGTGCTTCAGCCGAGCGCCCGCCAAGTCACGATGGCCGAGGACGCGCTGACGTGGCGCCGCTATGTCGTCGAGGCGCAGGCGCTCGCCGCGCTGAACATCTGGCTGCGCTGCCGCGCTTTGCGCATTCGCTCTTGGCAGCGCGAGGCGGTCCGGCGCGGCTTCGCTCGCGAGACGGCAAAGCGCCGGCTCGCCCGAGCCTACTTTCTGATCGCGGTCGGGCTCGTCCGCGACCGCAAGCCCATCGAAGATGCGAACCGATAGAGGAGACCCCCGCGATGCAAGCCCCTGAAGCCCCGAAGGACGCGCCGCCGCCTGAAGCCAAGGCTGTGCCGAAGCTCGCTGTCTACGTCGGCATTGCCATCGTCGAGTGGTTCCGGCGCTACGGCCGCCGGGACGCGGCCGGCGATCCCATCGGCGATACGACCGCCGCCCTCGAAGCCCTCGCCGATACGGCGGGGGAGCTTATCGGCCGCCTGCCCGCGCGGGAGATGCGCCGTAAGGCCCGCGCCGGCTTTGAGGCCCGCTTCCGCCGGGCTCACGCAGCGGTTGGAAAAGCGGGGGAGGGGCCTGCCGGCTAGGCGTTATTTCTCGGGGTTGGCGCCTCTTTCAGTTGCAGAAGATTTGCAAAAATGGCAATTTGCAAATGCTGAACAACCGAGGGGCCGCCGCCCATGCCTACCGTTTCGGACCGCATCGCCTTCGCCCAGGCCGACTTCGAGAAGGGCTTCCTAAGCGAAGCCGCACGGAAGCGGGCTCTCGATAACCTGAACCGGGGCTATGCCTCGATCCACGACGAGCTAATGAGCGCGATCCTCGCCGCTCGCACCCCTGAGACCGAAAAACAGAACCACGCCGATTATTGGGACATCCCCAGCGATCTGCACCACGTCCGCGACCGGCATTTCGAGGTCGCCGCTCGCTATTCCCCGAATTTCGCCGTCGTCCGCGACCTGATCTTCCTCCGCGCCGCGATCAAGGGCGCCGAGATTTCCCAGCCGCCGGTAAAGCCCGAGATCGAGCTCCGCGCCGAGGCGGTTCGCCGCTCGGTCGTTGAGGAGCTTGAGCGGCGCCGGGCGCAATTCGTCGAGGGCCTTGCGGTCGCCCGGCTCTTCGGCGGGCTGCCGGTTTCGGTCAGCGCCCACATCGTTCACGGCCACAAGGGCGCGGTCTTCGTCCGCCATTTCTTCTATCTGCGCGGCAAGCTGACGCCCCTGAACACGATCCTCGCGGTCGCTGATGCCTTCGAGCGGGAAGGGGGCGGCAAGTGACCGCCCGCAAGGGAAAGCTCACCCCCAACCAGCGCGAGGCCCTTGAGGGCCTCGACTTCGCGAACCACCGTAGCCTGTATCCGAGGAAGTGGGTTCAGCCGATGGACATCGGCGGGACCAACGGCAGCCATCATTCCGGCAGCCTGAACGCTCTCGCAAAGAAGGGCCTCGTCCAGTTCAAACAGCGCGGCGGGGAAGACCCGCCCGATGGCGAGAACGGCAGGAAAATTTGGGCGGGGCGGGGTGCGAAGGTCTACCGCATCAGGGCCGCCGGCCGCGCCGCTCTTGGAAAGGCGCCGGCGTGAGGCGCGGCATGGGCGGCCATCAAAGCAGCCGCGCCGAGAGCGTGACGTGGTTCACGCCGCCCGCGATCATCGACGCGCTCGGCGGCGCGGAGAGCTTCGACCTCGATCCGTGCACGCACGCTGATCGCCCCTGGCCGACCGCCCAATCCCACTACACGCAGGAAGACGACGGCCTGACCCTTCCGTGGTTCGGGCGTGTCTGGCTCAACCCGCCTTATTCGACCGCGCTGATCGCGCGCTTCCTCGTCCGCATGGTCGAGCACAATCGCGGCGTCGCGCTGATCTTCGCACGGACGGAGACGAGGCCCTTCCACCGCAGCGTTTGGCAGGCGGCGACCGGCCTGCTCTTTCTTCATGGGCGCCTTCACTTCCACCGGGCGGACGGCTCGCGCGCCAAGCGCAACGGCGGCGCGCCCTCGGTCTTGATCGCCTACGGCGACGAGGATCGCGACATTCTCGCGGCGGCGCCGATTGACGGCGCCTTCGTGCCGCTCCGCCTTCCTCGCTCGGTCATCGTTCAGGCCATCGTGCCGTCTTGGCGTGAGGCGCTTGAGGCGGTCTTCGCCCAGGCGGAAGGGCCGATCAGCCTCGCCGAAATCTACCGCGCGTTCGTCGGCCACCCGAAGACGACCGCGAATGTCCACTACCGCGAAAAGATCAGACAGACGCTCAAGCGCGGCGCGTTCGAGCGCGTCGAGCGAGGGCTCTGGCGCAAGAGGGGAGGAGCCAGCGCATGAGCACACGGCCAATTCAGGAGCCGGAGGTCACCGAGGAAACAGGCCCCGGCGGCCTGAAGCAGACAGTCTCTCGGCACCCGGCGTTTGGGCAGATCGGGGCGTCTCGCGTCTCGGGCTCGCGCGCGCTCTATGCGAGCGACTTCCGCCACAACGCCTTCATGACGATCAGGATCGCCCGCAGCGAGCTTCGCCGCGACCTTTCTCGGGATTGGCACTTCGCCCGCGACGAGTTGATCGAGGTCGCGCTGACCGAGGCGCAGTGGGCGACCTTCGTCTCGGCGCCGAACATCGGCTCGGGCGTGCCTTGCACGATCCAGCACATCGACCGCGCGATGGTTCCGGGCTTGCCCGATCCGGCAAGCCGCGTCGATCAGTTCCGCTCGGAAATGGAAGCGAAGCTCGCCAAGGGGATCGACGGCCTGAAGGCGATGCTTGCTGAGATCGACGGGCTCGGCCTGCCGAAGGGCAAGGCGGCGTATCTGAAGGGAGGCATCGAAGCCCTCCTCCGCGATCTGTCTTCGAACCTTCCCTTCGTCGCCAGCCAGTTCAGCGAGCACATGGAGGAGACGGTCGAGAAGGCGAAGGCGGAAGTCCACGGCTACATGACACAGGCGCTTCAGCGCGCCGGCCTCGAAGCCCTGGGCGGCTCCCTGCCGCTTCGGATCGAAGGGCGGACTGAAGGGGGTGACGAGTGATCGCCGCCCCGACCGTCCCCTCGAAGCCCCTCGGCGACGCCGCTCGCCGGCAGCTTCTCGCCGAGATCGAGCGCGCCCTTCAGTTCGACGAGAACCCGGACCGGCGCGCGTCCATGCGGCGCGAATATCTCGCGCTCACCGAGCGGCGCGAGGTCTCGCAATGAGAGAGCGCCAGTTCGAACGCGTCAGCGTCTGGCACGGCAATGAGCGCCGGAGCGCCTATCGCATCGAATGCAGCCGCTGCGGCGGCTTCGAGCTCTTCCGATACCACGGCGCGCGCCATGCGCCACCGAAGGCGGCCGAGCAACGCTTCCGGGGTCTCGGCTGGCTGATCGGACGGCGGGCGAAGGACGACGTTTGTCCGTCCTGCCTTGCGGCGCCGTCGAAGCCGGCGCCGAGGGCCGCTCGCCCCGCGCCCGTTCTCAAACTTGTCCCGAAGCAGGAGGCCACCTTGAACACCCAACCGCAGCCGCCGGCACCGCGTGCCGAACCGCCCCGCGCGATGTCGCGGGAAGAGAAGCGGATCATCAATCTCAAGCTCCACGAGGTCTATGTCGACGAGCGCGTCGGCTACGTCGAGGGCTGGACGGACAGCCGCATTGCCAAAGACCTCGGCGTTCCACGCGCATGGGTGAGCGAGGTCCGCGACGAGCTTTTCGGCCCGGTGCACGAGCCGGAATTCGTCCGGCAACTTCTGGCGGAGCAGTCGTCCGCCGCCGCCGCGCTGACGGCGGCGCGCCAGGAAGTCAATCGGCTGATCGCGGCGACCGACGAGGCCGTCGTCAAGGTCGCGGCCTGCGAGGCCCGGCAGGCCGAGCTTGATCGCCGGATTGATCGGCTTCGGAAGGAGGTGGCGTGATGGCCGTCAGCGTCCCTCGCCGCCGCCTCGTCTTCTGGAAGGCGATCCTCGCCGTCCCGCTTCTCGGCGTCCTCCTCGTGCTCGCCTGCACCCTTGCGGTCCTCCGTGATCTGGCGGAGCGAGCCGAGAGCAAGACCGACGACACCTTCTTCGCGGTCGAAGCATGGGCTCGCAATGCCCGAAAGCGCCGCAATGCCTGAGTGGTCGCCCCAGCAGGACGCCGCGCTGAAGGCGGCGCGCGACTGGCTTCGGGCGCCGGCCGGCCGCCCGGGGTTCTATCTCGCCGGCTATGCTGGCACGGGGAAGTCGACGCTCGCCCGCCACCTCGCCGAGGGCGTCGATGGCGCGGTTGTCTTCGGCGCCTTCACCGGCAAGGCGGCGCTCGTCATGCGCTCGAAGGGCTGCGTCGGGGCCTCGACGATCCACTCCCTGATCTACACGCTCGACAAGGAGGGGCGGCCGAAGAAAAAGGGGGCAGGGGGCGAGCCGACTTTCGTGCTGAACCCCGGCTCGGCCGTGGCGAACGCGGCCCTCGTGATCATCGATGAGGTCTCGATGGTCGGCGCGGAGCTTGCCGCCGATCTGCTGTCTTTCGGAACGCCGGTTCTCGTGCTCGGAGACCCCGCGCAGCTTCCGCCCGTCAAAGACGCCGGCTTCTTCACCGAGGGCGAGCCCGATTTCATGCTGACCGAGGTTCATCGCCAGGCGCGCGACAACCCGATCATCGCCCTTTCGATGGATGTCCGCCAAGGGAAGGCGCTCGGTCGCGGGCGCTACGGCGACAGCCAGATCATCAGCCTGCGCGAAGTCGATCGTTCGGAGGTGCTCGACGCCGATCAGGTGCTCGTCGGTCTCAATCGCTCGCGCCGCAGCTACAACGCTCGCATCCGCGCGCTGAATGGTCACGAGGGCGATATCCCTTGCCGGGGCGAGCGCCTGATTTGCCTTCGCAACAACGCGCAGTCCGGGCTTTTCAACGGGCAGATGTGGGCCGCCGAAAGCGCGGCCCTCGCGCCGCATCTGGACGGCCGCAGCAGCGACCCGGATGGCGACGTGCGCCTGAAGCTCTCCGAGGAAGGTTCGGACTTTTGGATCGAGACGGCCGCCCGGATCGAAGATTTCAGGGGCGAGGAGATTGATCTGCCTTGGAAGGAAATCCGCCGCTACGACCGCTTTGATTTTGGCTACGCGATCACCGTGCACAAGGCGCAGGGCTCGCAGTGGGGCAACGTCTATCTCTTCGACGAGAGCCGGGCCTTCAGCGAGGACCGAAATCGCTGGCTCTACACCGGCATCACGCGCGCGGCGGAAAGGATCACGGTGGTCGCATGACGGGGCGCTTGGTCAAGCCAACGGAGGAGATGCTGGCGTTCCGCGAGGACGTGCTCGCGCTTCTGTCGAAGCACGCCGGCCGTCTGCCGGCCGAACAAATGCTCGCGCTTGCCGGGCACCTCGTCGGGCAGTGCATCGCATTTCAGGATCAGCGGCTCATGACCGCTGATAGGGCGATGGCAATCGTCCTTCGGAACATTGAGCTTGGAAATGGCGAGGCGGTTGCCGGGCTCACGAAGACGGTGGGGCGGGCATGACCGGACACGCGAATTACGACGCGACCATCAAGGCCCTGCGCTCGAAGCACGCCGCGTTGGCGAAGCTCGACGGGCCGGCCTTCGCCCGCCGCATCGTTCAGCTTTGCGAGGGGCACGGGGAAGGGAAGGTCGTCGACATTCTCGCCGAGCTTTTCGGGCAGGGCTCTATCGATGCCGGCGCGGCGCTCTTCCTCATGAGCCAGGACGACAAGCGCATCTTCGCCGTGTGGCGGAAGGCGGCGCTCGAATTCATGAAGCGCAACCCGGCGCTCGTCGAGGAAGCCGTTCAGGTCGGGCTTGAGGCGGAGGTGACCGCCTATCTGGACGCGCAAGTCCGGAAGGGGGCGCTCGTCGCCTCCATCGATCCGGCGACCGGCGAAAAGCTCTATCGGCGCCCCGGCGCAAAGAAGCGAGGCCGGGCATGAGCCGGGACATTTGGTTCACGAGCGACACGCACTTCGGGCACGAGAAGATCATCCCGTGGTGCCGCCCGCAGTTCGCCAACGTCGAAGAGATGAACGCGCACATGGTCGCGCTCTGGAACGAGACCGTGAAGACCGACGATCTCGTCTATCATCTTGGCGATTTCGCTTGGACGCCGAAGGCGGCGATGCTCGCGCGGCCGAAGCTGAAGGGGACGGTCCGGCTGATCGTCGGCAATCACGACAACATCGACGCGCTGGCCCGCGCCCGGCTGTTTCAGAAGCTCGCCCTTTGGCACATTTTCCCCGAGGTCGGCATCGTCGCGACGCACGTCCCGATGCGCTTCGAGCAGCTTCGCAACGCCTCATGGAACGTGCACGGCCATGTGCACGGCAAGAACAGGGGGCTCGATTTCTTCCACTTTGACGTGTCGGTCGAGCGGACCGGATACAGGCCGGTCCATATCGACGCCATCGCCGCGTGGACGAAACTGCCCCTCCTAGAAAGGAGCGCCGCCCGCACGCTATTGTCCCCGCCTTCGGAAGCCGAAGGAGGGCGAGATCGTGAAGGGACTGATACTGGCGGCGGCCTTGGCGGCGATGCCGCTGCCGTCGATGGCGGCGAGCTTCGAGGAGGTCGTGACGGATGACCTTCTCGCGAAGCCAATGTCTGAGTGGGCGAGCTTCGAGGTCTCCGATCGAGGAAGGTACATCGGCGCCTTCGCCGACAAGTTCGGGCTCACGGCCGAACAAGCGGGCATCTTCGGCCTTTGCATGTCGGCGGCGGCTTCAGGCCCGAAGGCTGAACGCTTCCTCGTCCGCGACATGGCGGCGGCCTGCATCCTCTACACGGCGCGGCGCACAACGGACTAAGGCGCCATGAGCGCCCGCCACGAGCGGGCGCGGACGCCGGCCGAGGAGCGCGCTTTCCTCGTCTACTATGCCCGCGTCCTTCTTCGCGAGGCCGGCGCTCGCCGGCATCAATTCGCGAGCCGCAACACCTTCTATTGGGATCTCCTCGCCTGGGCCGCGAAGGCCCGGCGCGACGCCGCCGCGATCCGGCTGGCGCCAGCGCAGGGAGATTTGTTCGGATGAGCGACGACGACAAGATCAAGCCGCTGCCCGTTCGCTTCAAGGCTCCGCCGACCGGCGAGACGATGCTGAAGGTCGTCAGATCGCGCAGCGGGGAGTGCGACCACCGTTGGTTCTTTGCTGGCGGGCAGATGAAGACCGTCACCTATCTGATCCGCGAGGGCGAGACCGAGGTCGAGTGCGGCAATTGCAACACCAAGCTCGACCCGATGTTTGTCCTTCTCCGGCTGGCAAACGAGGAGACGCAATGGGCGCGGACGCGGGAAGCGTACATCGAGGAGATGCGCCGCCTCAGTGAGCGCCAGCGCACCAAGTGCGAGCACTGCGAAAAGATGACGAGGATCAGCCGACGATGACCGGTCGCCTCTCATGCTGCGTCCCGTTCTGCCGGCGGACGACGCAGGCGCCAAACGCTGAAGGGCGCCTCGTCCCCACCGAGTGGATTTGCAATGGCCACTGGAAGGCGATCCCGCGCTCGGCGCGCCGCGCCTATGGCCGGCGCTTGCGGCGGTTGTTTCGCCATCACCTCGCGACGGATCGCGCGGCGGCCGACAGGCTTTGGGCCTGGCTGAAGCGGAAGGCAATCGAAGCGGCGGCTGGGATTTAGCAAGAGGAGCGACTGATGGCGAAACGCATCATCGGAAAGGGCGTCGTCCCGAGCGTCCAGAAGCTCGGCGAAAACTTCATCCTGCGGTGGGAGCACAACGGCGCCCGCTACGCGATCTGGCGGTGGCGGGATGGCAGTTATTCGGACCAAGTCTCGAAGGAGCGCCCGGAGCCGCAACGCTGGTTGTCGCTCAGCCTCGCTGCGCATCCAGAGGTCAGCGCGGCGCTCGCGCTCATCGAGCCCGCCGCATTCGAGGCGGCGGCCGACGAGGCGGCAGCCGATGCGGCACGGCGTCATGCCGAGGAGCGGGCGAAGTATCTGGCGGACCTGACCGAGAAGGTGGCGCGCGCCGGCTTCGAGATGCTGCCGGTGGGCACGCTGGCGGCCGTCAAGGCGGTCGTCGAGGCGTGCGACCGCGCGGGCAAGGACGATGACCTCAGCATCGTCGATACGCTCACTGAGGAAATCGAAAACGAATGCCGTCGCGTGGTCGCGGAAGCGCCGCGCTCGAAGGAGGAGAAGGCCGATGCCTAGGCCGGAAATTGGAAGCGTCTCGCTGCTGGTGAAGCTCGCCTCGATTGCCGTCCATCTTGAAGAGGCGCGGAGCGCCAAGGGGCATCACTTCGACTGGACGACCATCGACAGCCTGCTCGCCGATCCCGAGGTCCGGGCCTTCCTCGACGCGCCCGAGAATGCCGCGCTTCTGCCGCTGAAGCGGTAGGCCCGCGAGATTTTTCGTGTGCGGAAATTGTTGCTCTTGCCCGAATTTCCGCATACGTTAAATCCATGAAGATCGTGTGGGATGAGCCGAAGCGCCTTGCCAACCTCGAAAGCCGGGGTCTGGATTTCGCCGATCTCACCGTCGAGTTCTTCGCCGCCTCGGTGGTTGTCCCCGCCAAGCTCGGCCGCCTCAAGGCGATTGGCGAATTCGGCGGCATCCCGCTCACGGTGATCTTCAAGCCGCTCGGCCGCGAGGCGATCTCGATTGTCTCGATGCGGGCGGCCAGCCGAAAGGAAAGAAGGGCACTATGAAGAGGACGCGCGCGATCCCCCGGCCTCGCCGGGGGCGGATTTCGGAGGCCGTGATCCAGGCACAGATTGCGGCCGATCCCGACGACGAGGACGTGACCGACGAGCAGCTTGCGCAGGCGAAGCCGTTCGGCGAGGCGCTGCCGGCGCTGATGGAGAGCATCAAGCGGTCGCGCGGTCGGCCGCGCGTCGACAATCCAAAGGAGGCCGTCTCGCTTCGCCTGAGCCATAAGGCCGTTGCTCGCTTCAAGGCGAAGGGCGACGACTGGCGCGCGCGGATGGCGAAGGTCTTGGAGCGGGCGAAGCCGTGAGGGACACGTTCTGGAAGCCGACCAAGACGCCCGGCGATCCGCGTTGGCTTGTCGAGCGCAACAAGGACGGCGAGGCGCTGGTCGCGCTCACGGCGGCCGGCGCGCGGCGCTCGTTCAAGTTCTACGAGGGCGCGAGCGCCGTCGCTCGCAAGCTGAACGACGAGCTTCCGAGCGCCGAGTACAAGGCGCTGTGGGCCGCCGGGGAGAGGTTCTGACCCGATGGCCCGCGACATGACCCGCGCGCAATTCGACGCCGCGCTGAAGCGCAACGGCTTCGCGCCGCGCATCCATTTCGGCTCTTGGATTTACAGCGCCGACGACGACCGCCACGGCTACGGCGTCACCGTCGATGCCAAGGGGAAGATCATGTTCCGCGCGACCCTCGCCCACATCATCCAGCGGCGCGAGGAAGCTCGGGCGAAGCGGTCGCCAGCCCCGGCCGAGGCCTGAGGACGCAGCCATCGCGCTTCCGCGCTCGCCGCCTATACTGGCGGCGGGCTTGGCAGGGAGAGGGCGATGATCGGGCGATTGATCCTGGCGGCGATGGCCGCCTTTTTCGTCAGTGCGGCAGCGGCGGAGCAGATCACCGCGCCAGCGGTCGGCAGCGGCTCGCCGCTCGAAGGCGATCTGTACCACTACAAGGCTCTCGTGACGCGCGTGATCGATGGCGACACGGTTCTCGTCGACATCGACCTCGGCTTCCACACGTGGGTTCGCGACGAGCGCATCCGGCTCTATGGGATCAATGCGCCCGAGAAGAATGCGCCAGGCGGTGCCGAGGCGACGGCCTTCCTCGCCGGGAAGATCGAGGGCAAGCCGGTCATTCTTGAGACGATCAAGGGGACGCACGGCGAGGATCGGCAGGAGAAGTTCGGGCGCTACCTCGGGATCATCTGGCTCGATGGAGCGAACATCAATCAGCAGATGCTCGACGCCGGGCACGCGGCCTTCTACATGCCGCGCTGATCGCGCGCTGTGACGCGATCCGCCCGCATCGTGACAGCGGGCGCTCGGCCGCGTGACGCCAAAGCGCGCGGGCGTGACATCGATCAGGCTCGGCGTGACATCCTCCGCGCGTCGTCCGCCCTTCCGATTTCCGGTCGCGGATGCTCATTCGCGCGCGCGATTTGGCTCACGAAGCTGTCAAGTCTTTTCGCTTTGGCGTCGCTTTTTTCTGATAGTGAGCCAAGTGAAGCGGAAGCCCGCGCGCTCGGTGGATTTCGTCTGCGCTCGCGCGCGCCTTCTCCCGGCTGAGCCAAATTTCGTGCTTGACGGGCGCTCCGAAAATCGCGATTTCTTCACGCGAAGCCACCCCTATCTCTTCCAACAAGAGCCGCTCGCAAGCCGGACCGGCGCTCAAGCGCCGAGGCCGGCAGATGGAAGAGCTTCAGAATTCTAATCAGAGCTTGTAAGCGGAGAGCCGCGAGGACGAGAAGGCGCGCTCGCGCAGATGCGCGGCTCGACCTTTGATGACCCGAAGCCCGCCTGACGATGAGAAACCGTCAGCGCGAACAGCGGCAACGTCTAAGACGGAGAGACGATGGAAGTCGTCATCACGCGAGATCAGGTCGCGGCCGAATATGGTCGCGTCCTTCGCTACGTCAGCAGCCGCGACATGCGGCGGGTCTATCAGCGCGCCCTCAATCGAGGCGGCGATCAAGGCCGCACTCAGGTGCGCCGCTCGCTGGTCGCACAGACCGGTATCAAATACGGCCTCATCAATCAGGCCGTCTCGAACAAGCGAGCGACCTCGCTCGATCTGTCCTATTCGCTGATCGCCAAGGGGCGCGAGACCAATCTCAACCTCTTCGGCGCGCGCCAAGGCGCGCGAGGCGTATCGGCCGCGCCCTGGAATATCAGGCGCGTCTTCAAGAGCACGTTCATCGTCCCCCGCTTCGGGGCGAAGGTCTTCAAGCGGCGAGCCAAAGAGCGCGGGCCGATCAAGGGCCTGTTCGGTCCGAACATCGGGCGCGAGATCGTCCGCGAGCCGACCGTCCTCGTTTGGGAGAAGGTCGGCCCCTTCGTCATGCGCCGCATCGACCATGAGTTGATGCGGCTTTTCGCCTGATCGAAGGCGAAGGCGGAGCATCGATCACAGGCCGCGCACGTCGCGCGCTCGTCCGAAGGGCGCCCCCCCTAGCGCCCCATCGCGGCGGGCGCATTCTCCGCGCGCCTGTGGCCCGGCAAAGGGGCAAGCAAGGCCAAGGGGGCGGCCGGCCTTTAGGTACCTTTCGGCTTAGGGCATGCCATGCGGGCGCGCGCGGCCCCCAAATATGCGCGTTTTTCTGGTTTGCAAATTGCCAGTTCGGTTCGGGGTTCTCCGGATCGGCTGCGCCCATGTCGAGGAGCCTTGATGGCGGTCCGGAATTCGGTGCGCGTGCTCGCTGAAGCGGTCGAGAAATGGCCCGTCGACGACCTGATCCCCTATGCGCGGAATGCGAAGAAGCATCCGCCCGAACAGGTCGCGCAGCTTGCGGCTTCCATGCGCGAGTTCGGCTTCACGATCCCGATCCTCGTCGCGGAAGACGGAACGATCGTTGCGGGGCACGGTCGTGTGCTGGCGGCAAAGGAACTCGGCCTCGCCGAAGTGCCCGTCATCATCGCGCGCGGCTGGACGGACGAGCAGCGGCGCGCCTACACGCTCGCTGACAACAAGCTCGCCGAGAGCGGCGAATGGGACGACGAGCTTCTCAAGATTGAGCTCGGTGAGCTTCGCGACGAGGGCTTCGCTGTCGACCTGATCGGCTTCGACGCCGACGAGATCGAGAAGCTGCTCGGCGATGCCGAGGGCGCCGGCCGCCAGAAGGTCGGCAACCTTGCGGATCGGTTCGGCGTGGCGCCGTTCTCGGTGTTGCGCGCGGCCGAGGGATGGTGGCAGGAGCGCAAGCGCGCCTGGCTGGCCCTCGGAATTCAGAGCGAAGTTGGGCGCGGCGAGAACCTGCTGAAGTTCTCGGACACGATCAACGAGCCCGACCCGAAGAAGCGGGCCGCTCGTAAGGGCAGCCAGACGGAAGATCTCCGTGGCGGGCTCACGCACCGCACCACGACCGATCCGTATCGCGCGAGGGCGAAGGCGTGAAGAAGCCGAGTTCGAAGACCTTCATGACCGGCGCCGTTCACGGCGGCGGAAACTTCAACGATCAGGTCGTCGGTCGGCGGAAGCAAACGGCGAGCCTGAAGGGCGGCCTCACGCACGGGACGACCGTGCATCCCTACGATGGGCAGGACGGCGGCGCGCCGTCAGCCTCGGGCACCTCGATTTTTGATCCGGTGCTTTGCGAGCTTGCCTACCGGTGGTTCTGTCCGCCGGCCGGCCTTGTGCTCGATCCCTTCGCTGGCGGATCGGTGCGCGGCATCGTCGCCGCGAAGCTCGGCCGCCAGTATGTGGGCGTCGATCTTCGGCCCGAGCAGGTCGAGGCCAACCAAGATCAGGCGGCGCGCATTTGCGACGACATCGTGCCGGAATGGCACGTCGGCGATAGCCGCGAGGTGCTGCCGGCGCTCGATGTCGAGGCCGATTTCGTCTTCTCGTGCCCGCCCTATGCGGACCTCGAAGTCTACAGCGACGATCCGCGCGATCTGTCGACGATGGATTACGCGGACTTCCGGGCCGCCTACGCCGACATCATTGCGGCGGCGTCGGCCAAGCTGAAGGCGGACCGCTTCGCGTGCTTCGTCGTCGGCGACGTTCGCGATGCGAAGGGCATGTATCTCGGCTTTCCGTGGCACACCATCGCCGCCTTCGAGGCGGCGGGGCTGCGGCTGTACAACGAAGCGGTGCTCGTCACCGCCGCCGGCTCGCTGCCGATCCGCGCGGGCAAGCAGTTCGCCACGACGCGGAAGCTCGGCAAGACGCATCAGAACGTCCTCGTCTTCGTGAAGGGCGATCCGAAGCGGGCGACTGAGGCCATCGGCGAAGTGGAATTCGGCGACGTGCCGGCGGATGACGCTGGCCCGGCGGCCGAGGGGCAGTGGGGCGAGGAGCTTTGATCCCGGCGCCGACCGTCGTCGAGCATGACGGGATTTTGGTTGTCCGGGACGATCTGATTGGGGGCGGCACGAAGGCCCGCTTCCTGATCCGGCTCTTCGAGACGGCCGACGAGTTGGTCTACGCCACGCCGGCTGAAGGCGGCGCGCAAAGCGCGCTCGCTTGGGCGGCGCGGGAGACGGGAAAGCGCGCGACGCTGTTCGTCGCGAAGCGAGCGCAAGCGCATCCGCGTGCATGGATGGCGAAGCGGCTCGGCGCGAAGGTCTATCAGGTGACGCCCGGCTACCTGACGGTGGTTCAGAAGCGAGCGCGCGACTATTGCGAGGCGACGGGCGCGACGCTGGCGCCCTTTGGGCTCGATCTGCCAGAGGCGATTGACGTGATCGCCGACGCGGCCAGGGCAACCGGTGTCGAGCCGGACGAGGTTTGGTGCGCGAGCGGCTCCGGCGTTCTGGCGCGGGCGCTGGCGAAGGCTTGGCCCGGCGCTCGCCGGCATGTTGTTCAGGTCGGGCGGAAGCTATCGGCCGGGGATGTTGCGGGGGCGACCATTCACGTCCACCCGCGCAGCTTCGGGCAGGTGGCCGCGAGCCGCCCGCCGTTCCCGAGCGATCCGCACTACGACGCGAAGGCTTGGGAAATTGCGACGGCCCGCCGTGGGGCGGGCCGCGTGCTTCTCTGGAATGTGACCGGGCCGGCTGATTAGCTGACCGTCGTTTGCTCGATCTGAATGCCGGCCTCGTTGAGGTTGCCGGCGTAGGCGTCGCCTCCGCCGCCGGGGTCGAGCAGGGCGATCAGCGCACCGGCTTCGTCGCTGATGTCCGCTTCCGGCGCGTGCCGGCGAGCCGTGGCGAGCAAGAGGCCGGCATCGAAGATGTCGACCTCCATCATGACCGTCCGGCGCATCAGGCGCCGGCTCGCGCTTCGAGCGCGATCACCGCGAGGTTGCGGTAGCGGTCGATGGCCTTCGGGCTGCTGCTGATCGGATTGATCGCGTAAGCCTTCAGGCCCTTCAGGTCGCCGGCCTTCGCCAGCGCGATCACCTCTTCGAGCTTCTTGCGGAAGCGCGTGTGGGTGGCGGCGCTGAAGTCCGGCGGCTCGGGCAGCTTGCCCGCCTGGGCGGCGGCGAGGATTTCGGCGCGCTTGCCAGCGGGCTTCTGCTCGGTGGCCTTCGCGGCTGGCACTGCCTTGGGCGCCGGCTCGGCTTTCGCGGCTGGCTTCGACTTCCGCGCGGCCTTGACCTGCGGGATCGTCATCGGCTTGCCCTCGATGTGCTCGCGGATGACGTGCTCGGCCATGTCGTAGGGGCCGGCGAGATAGTCGCGGGCCTTCTCTTCGGCGATGCCCTTTTCAGCGGCGATCTTGAGGAAGCGCGCCACCGCCGCGTCGCGGGAATTCGCGCGCTTGAAGCCGCCGCCAGTCATGATCGCGGTGAGCTTCGAGATTTGGGCGCCGTTCAGTTCGGTCTTGCTGGTCGTCATTGCAGGCTCCTTCGGTTGGGGTTGGTAGGCGGCAGGCACGAAGACCGCGCGGCCTTCGTCGGTGATCGCGTAGATCATGGCCTTCCGGCCGTTATTGACCTCGCGGGCGATCCGCTCGCCGGCATCGCGGGCGGCGGGAAGGCTGTCGAATGTCTCGGTCCGGTAGCGGCCGACGCCGAGGAAGACGGAGGCGTCGAAGCGTCGAGCGCGTTCGATGATTTTGGCTTCGATGGGCTCGGGCTTCATGGCGCGTCCTCCGGTTGTGTGTGGACACACCTATCGAGAGACGACGAAGGAGCAACTCCTAAGTCGATGATTTGGAGTGATTTTTGCCGCCAGCGAAAACCCTAGAGACCGCGCCCGCTTCGCAGGCGGGCATGATCTCCACCGGCCAAGCGGTGCGCCTGCTTATGCTCACCGAGGCGCGTCTCCGTCAGCTTGCGGGGCAGGGCTATTTCCCGAAGGCGGTGAAGGGCAAGTATCCGCTTGTCGCCGTAGTGCAGGGCTACATTCGCTTCCTCAAGGAGGAGGAGCGGCGGACTTCGAAGGTGCAGGCTGAGAGCGGCCTGAAGGCCGCTCGCCAACGTGAGGTCGAGCTTCGGATCGCCGAACGCGAGGGCCGCATCGTCGAGATGGACGAGGTCGAGGCGGCCTTCGTGAACATCATCAGCATGTTTCGCAGCGAGCTTGATGGCCTTCCGGCCGCAGTGACCCGCGACCGGGGAATTCGCGCGGAAATAGAGCAAGGATTGAATGGCGCGTTTACTCGATGCGAGGCTCGCTTCCGCGAAGCTGGCGAGGCTCTACGAGCGGGCCGCGATCCTCTCGGAACCGCGTCGGAGGACGACGGCTGACGGCTGGGGCGCCGAGAACCGGGTCTATCCCGCGACGACGGGCAAGCCGGGGCCGCGCGATCCTCGCCTTACGCCGTATGTGATCCCTTTCGAGCGCGGCTTCGACGATCCGCGCTATCGCCGGATCGTGCTGGTCACGGCAGCGCAGAGCGGCAAGACCGACGCCATCCTCGATCTGATCGGGATGCGATGCGACACGCGGCCCGTGCCGATCTTGTACGTCGGGCCGAGCCGCGAGTTTCTGACTGACCAATTCGAGCCGCGCCTTATGGGGCTGTTCGATGAGGCGCCGAAGCTGAAGTCGAAGGTCTCGCGCGGCAAGCGCATGAAGAAGACCTTGAAGCGCGTCGCTGGCGTGACGGTGCGCCTCGCGCACGCGGGGTCATCGACCGCGCTGAAGTCCGATCCGGCCGGCCTCGCGTTCGTCGATGAGTACGACGAAATGCTCGCCAACGTGAAAGGCCAGGGCGATCCGCTCGGTCTTGTCGAGGCGCGCGGCATAACCTTCGCGGATTTTGTGACGGGCATCACCTCGACGCCCTCGCAGGGCATGGTGGACGTGGAAACCGACCCGGCAAGCGGCCTTGAATTCTGGAAGGTCGTCCCGGCTGACGATGTCGCTTCGGCGATCTGGCGTCTCTGGCAGGAAGGCACCCGCTATCATTGGGCGTGGCGCTGCCCGCACTGCGAAGAGTGGTTCATCCCGCGCTTCAAATGCCTGCGGTGGCCGAAGACGGCCACCCCCGCGCAGGCGCGGCGTGAGGCGCATCTCGAATGCCCGCGCAACGGCTGCGTGATCGAGGAGAGCAGCAAGGCGGCGATGAACGCCACCGGCGTCTTCGTCGCGCCGGGCCAGACTATCGATGCCGATGGCAACGTCATCGGAGATCCTCCGGACACCTCGACGCTCTCGCAATGGGCGTCGGGTCTCGCCTCGCCCTTCGTGACTTTCGGCGAGCGCGCCGAGGCGTATCTCAAGGCGCTCGCCAGCGGCGAGACGGACAAGGTTCAGACGGCGATCAACGCCGGCTTCGGCGAGGTCTATGCGCCCGGCGGCGGCGACGTGCCCGAGTGGCAAGAGATCGCGCGGCTCAAGGCGCCCTATCCGCCGCGCTCGCTGGCATCGCCGTTGCTCGATCAGGCCGTTTTTCTGACGGCGGGGATCGACGTGCAGAAGAACCGGCTCCCGTTCGTGATCCGCGCTTGGGGGCCGCGTGCAACGTCTTGGCTGATCGATGCCGGCGAGGTTTGGGGCGAGACGGCGCAGCCGGAAGTTTGGGAAGACCTTGCTGGGCTGTTGACGCAGGACTTCGACGGCTTGCCGATCAAGCTGGCGTTCATCGACAGCGGCTTCCGGCCGGGCAAGAAGTTCGCCGTGCCGGAGCACCGGGTCTATTCCTTCGCGCGGCGCTTCGCGCGCTTCGTCTACCCGACGAAGGGCTACGCCCGCCAGGCGCGGCCGATCATTCGCTCGCAGATCGAGGTCAAGCCGGACGGCAAGACCTCGAAGTATGGGCTCACGCTGTTTCGCCTCGACACCGATCATTGGAAGTCGTGGGTCCACGAGCGGCTGAGGTATCCGGCGGACAAGCTCGGCGCTTGGCATCTCCACGAGGAGACGCCCGACGAGTTTTGCCAGCAGATCGTGAGCGAGGCGCGCGTCACGTCGCCCACCGGGCAGCCCGTCTGGGTCCAGCGGTCGCGAGAGAACCACTTCCTCGATTGCGAGGCGCTGGCGGCGGCGGCCGGCTTTCAGCTTAACGCGCATCGCCTCGGGCCAAACGCTCGGCGGCGCGGGGATGACGACGGGGAGCGATCGTTCCCCGTGCCTGATGCGAACGGGGGCGGCAACGCTCCCGTGCCGGAGGCAACGAAGGACAAGTTCGACCGCTTCGCGGACTTCGCGGCGAGCTTCAACAACCGCTGAGGCAACAACGGAATGGGTATTCTTTCCCGCGCGCTGGAAGGCGCGCGTTCGATGCTTCTGCCTGCCGCCAAGCCGGGAAGCTCGCCCGAGCATACCGCGCAGTATTTCCGCGCGCCCTCGGGCGGGAGCCTCGCGTCCATGCTCGCCTGGCGCCCGGCCTTGCGCGATGCGCGCGACGACGTGCGCGCGAGCTACCTCGACGCCGCAGCGCGCGCCATCGATACGCTGCACAATTCCGGGTGGATCGCGGGCGCCGTCGATCAGGCGGTCGCCAGCACCATCGGGGTCGGGCTTCGCCTTGCGGCTTGCCCGGATCGCAAGGCGCTGAAGTGGACCGACGACGTTGCCGAGGAATTCGCGGCGACCGTCGAGCGCCGCTGGTCGCTTTGGAGCGAGAACCCGGTCGAGTGCGATGCGGCCGGGAAGTCGACCATCGGTCAGTTGACCGCCTCGGCTCTGCGGACGTGGTTCGCCTATGGCGAGGTCTTGGCGCTGCTGCCGGCGGTGAAGCGGACCTTCTCCGAGACGAAGACGAAGGTCTCGATGTTGCCGCCGACGAAGCTCGTGCAGGACACCGACGATCTCACGCGCATGTTTCAGGGCATCTCGGTCGACGGCTTCGGCTTCCCGCTCGCCTACCGCCTTACGCGGGACGACCGCCTGAGTTGGAACGATACGGTCGATGTTCGCGCCCGCGATGGCGTCGGCCGGCCTCAGGTCGTCCACATCTTCGAGGGCGCGCCGGGGCAGGTTCGCGGGATCACGCCGCTGGCGCCGGTCCTTCGCACTACGCGGCAGTTCGACCAGCTTTCCGACGCGACCCTTGTCACCGCGCTCATTCAGGCCATCTTCGCGGCGACGATTGAGAGTGACGCGCCGACCGAGCAGGTTCTTCAGGCGCTTCAGTCGCCCGAGGAGCAGGGGACGAGCGGCGACATCGACGATCTCTTCAAGGCCAAGGCCGCTTGGTACAAGCAGACGAAGATCGACCTCGGGGTCGGCGGGCGCATCGCCCACCTCTTCCCCGGCGAAAAGCTGACTTTGAAGCGTTCGGAGTATCCGAACGAGACCTATGAGGCGTTCGCGAAGTTCCTGCTGCGCGAGATCGCTCGGTGCCTGGGGCTCACCTTCGAGACGCTGACGGGCGACTATACGGGCGCCACCTATTCGAGCGTCCGCATGGCGACGGCCGAGAATTGGCCGATCATCGTCTCGCGCCGGAACAACATCTGCGGTCGCTTCCTTCAGCACGTCTATGAGGCGTGGCTCGAAGAGGAGATCGAGAGCGGGCGGATCGCGTTCCCCGGCGGCCCCAGCGCCTTCTTCGCCAGCCGCCAAGCGGCGTGCGCGGCGAACTGGCGTGGCCCGGCGAAGCCGCAGGCCGACGATCTGAAGTCGGCGAAGGCCCATGAGACCTACAAGCGGCTCGGCGTCGTCACCGACGAGATGATCTGCGGCGATCTCGGCGTCGATTGGGAGGATGTCTACGAGCAGCGCGCGCGGGAGGCCAAGAGGCGGGAGGCTCTCAAGCTTCCCGATGGCGACACGCTCGCGCCCGATCCCGTCGCCGAGAAGATGGTCAGCGAGGCGGCCTGATGGCTGATGTCGATTGGAATAATCCGTGCCAGCGCGCCGAGGCGCTGCGCACGGCGTACCACGAGCGCCTGACGGGCGGCACCTCGACCCGCGTTCGCTTCCGCAGCGGCGATAGCGAGCAGGAAGTTCAGTCGACCTTTCCGGGCGGCTCGCTCGCCGAATTGCGCAACGCGATGCGCGACGCCGAGGACGAATGCCGAAAGTCGCAGGGCCTTCCGCCGCTGCGTCGGCGCTTCGCCATTCGCCCCGCCTGATCCGAGGAGAAATCGATGCCGGATATGACGCGCGCCCTTCGGGCGGCGGTTGCGGAGCCGTGGGCGATCACGGCGGAGGGCCTTGAGCTTGTCCTGACGGTTGCCGGCCGCGAGAACGAAGTCTCGGTCGAGGCGCTTGAAGCCTACCGCGCGAAGCATGTTCCGACCGCCGAGCGACTTCAGCAGCGCGGGCCGGTGGCGATCATCGAAGCGCGCGGGCCGATGTTCCGGCACGCCAATCTGTTCACCGCGCTTTCTGGCGCGACGAGCTACGACATGATGCGCCGCGATCTTCAGGTGGCGCTTGATGATCCCAACACGCGCGCCGTGGTGATGAGCTTCGATACGCCTGGCGGCGTCGTGACGGGCGTGAACGAGCTTGCCGAGGCGATCCGGGCCGGCGCGGAGAAGAAGCCGATTGTCGCCTACGTGGGCGGCGCTGCGGCCTCGGCGGGCTACTGGCTGGCATCGCAAGCCACCGAGATCGTGATCGACGCAACCGCGATGCTCGGCTCCATCGGCGTTCGCGCGGTCGTATCGGATACGAGCGCGAAGGACGCGGCGGCCGGCCGGATCGAGTTCATCTCTTCGCAGTCGCCCGGCAAGCGCACTGACCTCGCGACCGATGAGGGTCGCGGGCGCATTCAGCGCCAAGTCGACGCGCTCGCGGACGTGTTCATCGCAACGGTCGCAAGCGGCCGGGGCGTGAAGCCGGAAGACGTGGTCGCTCGCTTCGGCGGCGGCGACGTTCTCGTCGGCGTGGCGGCGGTCGCCGCTGGCATGGCGGATCGGATCGGCTCCTTCGAGGCGGTCGTCGCCGAACTGGCGGGGGGACGATCCCTCACGCCCCAACCAACGAGGAAATTCACGATGAACGAGAATACGATCCCGCGCGCCGAACACGACGCTGCGGTCGCCACGGCTCGCACCGAGGGCAAGGCGGAAGGGAAGGCTGAGGGCATGACGGCCGGCGCCGCCGCCGAGCGCGCCCGCATTCAGGCGATCCTCGCGCTCGCAGAGGCGAAGGGCCGCGAGGCCTCGGCGCTTCACATGGCGATGACCACCGAGATGACCGCCGATGCGGTCAAGGGCGTGCTCGCCGGCCTGCCGGTCGCCGCCGCCCCTGCCGCGCCGGAGGCGCGGACCGAAGACCAGCGCGAGACCCCCGAGCGTTCTCAGGACGCTGTCGGCGGCCTCGTGACTGTCACGCCGCCCAGGCAGGAGCGCACGGGCGAC